GTGTTAGTGAAAGCTGTTGTGGTTGTTGTTTTCTGGTTGGTTTACGGACACTGGGCGGGTTTTGACCGAAGCTCGCCAAGTGCTGTCGCCATCTATTTTCCTTCTCTTGTTTGGGAAGGGACCTGATGGAAGGTCTACTCATAAATTGTTGTTTGGTTGTCATTTGACCCTCTGGGCCCGGGTGAGAGTGTGTGGCACATTAGAGTAGAACATTCCTTCGGTGTAGAATGGTGGCAGTTTTGACGGTTGCGTCCGTACATCGATTTCGATGTTTTCCAACTCAGTCTCCATTGCGATCTGGAGAGTTGGGTGAATGTTAAAGGCAAGATAGAATGAAAGACGTGTTTCAGCTGTTATGTTAAATGTATGTGCTGCAGTCCAGTCACGACACTCCTTGTGTACACGAGTCATGAAGTCGACCTCCAGGTCTAGCAATTTGGCATCACCGCCTAAACGGATCAGGGTCCTTGCCATACTCTGTAGTATTGGAACACCTCCACTCAAAGCTAATTCCGCTTGTCCGACCGTTTTAGTCATGCGATCGGCTGCGTTGAACCAAGGCCCTTGTCCAGTGTTGCAATGTGATAACACTTTCCAAGGGTTGCGGATAAATCTCCACTTATGGCCAACCCAGACGGGATGAGATTGACAGAATTCAATAGATTCGAATGTTGTTGAGATGTTTTCAACTTTTACTTCATGCCCCATTGACAAAAAGAAACGGGGTGCAGCATTTGTGACGCGTTGAAGATGGCGTCGTTCTATATAAAGGAGACAGTCGTCACCATCGTCCAGTATATCAAAAGGTATGTTGAGATTGCGGCAGAATGCCACAACCATAGTTATCATGAGTATGCAGTTACCCAAGGCAGTATTCATATCTCCACTCATACGTTTTCCACTTGTTATGTATTTGACACCATTCCTGAAATAGCATTTATTATTGAGTTGATATTTAAGCAGTTCTTTGAGTTCAGGATAATTTAAAATCATAGTATACAATAGGTGTTCGAGTTCAAGTTGCTCCTTTGACACGTGTTGATCGAACCGTGAGCAATCGAGAGAGACGACAACTGGATCAGTAAACCTGTCCCATTTATCACGGGCAAGTTGTGCTTTTGACCAACTGTTTAACCCTTTAGCGACTAAGCGCGTGGGTGAGACACTTGGCATGATCAAGTTGTACAATTCATGTTCGATGGCTTTAAGGTATCGGCCGATTAAAACGTTGAATCTTGGAGTGCGTGCTTGAATTACACGTGGATCTGGATTCCCCTTGCTTAACGGATCGAAGCGTTCGATCTTTATAAAAGCGTTGATGTGTGCGTCGCGAGAGGTAAATCCTTGTCTGAGGAGAGATTTGTAGGCGGAATCGTAGAGACGGCGTTTCCTACCTTTGTAGAGGGTGGACATGTGTCCCAGAGGTTGTCTCTGGTGTGGACCAAGAATAGCAGCAATTTCTTCAATGACGTGTTTTTGTCTCCGTAAACCATGATTTGTAGGTGGTGGTACTTCACCGATGACGCGATTGCGAACGGCGATTATAGAGTTAGTAATACAATCATGGTGAACAGATGGTGTGTAACATTGTTCGAAGAATTTGCCTTGCAGATACAACTTACGTTTGTGCGTACATGTTCGTTGATCAGGTAAGTGTATGCTGCAATGCGGTGCTATTGGCTTGAGAGGTTTGTCTCCAACACATGTGGCCTCAATTACTACCGGGCACCATCAATCAACCACACCGACATCCCCGAACGGTGTGTTGCCATTCTTAGCAAACTTACTTTTGTTGAGGATGTTAGCGCGGAAGTTGTAGAGGTGAGCTTGTGCGAGCAGTGTGAGAGGAGAAGAGTATACAGCTGCAAGCATAGTAGTTGTGTAGAAAGTAGTTAGAGTGTGAGAAGTTAGAGGGTTGTTGACGATGTATGCTCGTACGGCGCGAGCTATCTGCGATTGGACCAGTAAAAGAGAGGATCTGTCACCATTCGACAACATTGTTTCCGGCATCATTGAGGCCAATGCAGTGCGTAACTCAATAGGCAAAGCATTGACAGCAATATGCAGTCGGGTGTTGTCGAGGGTCATAACTACCTTGGTTAAATTTTGATATACAGTTCGGCAGTCAAGTGACAGAATGAATCGTGGTTGTAACTTGTACACAACTGGGACGGGTATGACGCCGTCTAACAGGTGTACACGTTCGCGCAGGATTATTCCGGCCATGTGTCGTAGACGAGGCAAAAGGTCGCCAGGCTGTCGAATTTCGGCAACCAGGGTTTTGCGTGGATCGGCAACGATTTGTTTCCAAATCGACTTTGGTACGTTCCGTGTGAGGTAGAGGAATACAACACACAGATACATCCCAACGAGGATCAGGAGGTCAGTTTGGGTCAACGTCTTGGCCCAATTGAGGAAAACTGCTAGATAGTGAGGCGCAGTTTTCAGAACCTCTATGATGGCGACAATAACGACCATTACTGCTTCGCCCAGTGCTTCATCGGCACTCTGAGACATTTAGATGTGTTAGGTAAACCGCAAT